GCATGACTCCTCCACTTAACAGAAACGTGTCGGTCGTTCAACCGCACACTATGTTAAGAGATTCTATCATGCCGACACCGCTGGGTGTTTCAACTGCTGTTTCCACTAGAGGGGTGAAATCACATACTCATAGCCAAAGGACGATATCAAGATCGGTGAACCGATACGATGTCCTGCGGAGAGATGATGAGATTAGCTGTCCCGAGGTGGATGAAGCGAAAGTTGAGAATTCCAGGCCCGATGGTAGTAGGGTCCCTCCCGTCATCCGTTCAGATGACGTTCGAGAGAAGCTTGCTCTATCCCTTTCTACACTCCTAGATCTATGCGAGATTTATGGTTTTGACCGTACTAGGTACGACACTACCAAAACCTTACTTCGGTGGCAGACATGCTCTTCCGAATGTGGGTGGATTAAATATCTTAAGTATAAATTTAGTGCATTCTTTTCGTATTATCTTGAAAATGAGATACCTCTGAAGCCTTTTGAGGCAAGAGATGATCCCTCCAAGATAGCCGGTGGAGTACTCGGTCGTTGGTTGCGCAAACAAATGTGCACCGATCGAGCTCCTGACTTGGCTTTGGGTATCCTTATGTTAAAGAAAGGACTCCCACGCCCCGGCCCCGACGCCCTTGCCAAGGCGATCGTGAGTACGAAGATTATGTTGACGACTCCGCACCCCACAGCCCCGTCCGATTATTGTGATCGGCCAGCTCTGTTACAAGAGCTGCGACGGACTGTCCGAGAGACCCTCTCAGGTCATCACATGACTGAGAAGGATCTCCACCATCCTTATGCCCCTTCCATTCGAGCAAACTATACAGACTCTCGATCCCAGTTCGGTACCTTGGGTACACTGGTTGATCGTGGTATGTTAAAAGAGTTCTTCGAGGGAGAGGTGTTTGCACCTTTGATTGGACCTAATCGACCCTCCATGGGCGATCAGTCAAGGTGGCTGTACGATGGTGCGCTGGAGCCAGATAGAGGTGGCGAGGAAGAGATGGAGGATGAAGGGAACGTGGTCTATAAGCTCACTGATTCGTGGAAAGAGTCAGTTACTCGTCTTTACTCTGAAGTATACGAGAAGGCCCGTTCGTGTGCAATGGATGAGGAAGCAGATGTTAGGTTAGTTGCGTTGGCAGAAGCCCTGAAGGTTCGAGTCATCTCGAAGGGCCCCGCACTAACTTACTTCGTGCTTAAACCAGTACAGAAGTTTCTTCACCGGATTCTTAGACGGAAACGCGTGTTTGCTCTCATAGGTGAGACAGTTACACCGGCGTTCCTCAGTCAAGTTCTAACCCCCCGTCCTCGTCCTGAGGCGGAGGGTGACAACCTGTTTCACTCTCTTGACTATGAGAGTGCGACTGATCTTTTAGATCCTGAGGTGTCAACCGTAATCGTTGATGAAATATGTGATACTGTGGGTCTCCCTCCTGATATCCGAATTCTGTTTCATAAGTCCTTGACTGGCCATAAGGTCGAGGGCGAACAACAGGTTTGGGGACAGTTGATGGGTTCCATTACCTCTTTTATTGTTTTGTGTCTGGCTAATGCCGCCGTCTGTCGAAAGTCCTATGAGATTTCGACCTCCACCCAGTTACCTCTTAACAAGGTTCCTCTGGTTGTCAATGGAGATGACGGTTTGGTTTTTGGTCCTCCCTCCTTTACACCTATTTGGAAGAGCATTGCCGCTTCGGCAGGTCTCAAGCCATCGGTTGGAAAGGTCTACACTCACCCCGTTTATATGAACATCAATTCGACTTCTTTTGAATTCGATGAAGGTGTCATACGTCACATACCCTATGTTAATATGGGTCTTGTGAACGGACTTCAAAGGTCCGGCGGTCAGGTTAGTGCTGTTCAGGAAGAGACAGACGTTGACGGGTATGGGTTGTCTATGGGTGCTCGGCACCAGCAGCTCTTGGATACCTGTCCAGAACATCTCACAGAACGCGTTCATGAGGCGTTTATGAGGAGGAACATGGATGTACTGAAAAAAGTACGAGTCCCCTGGTATGCACCGGAATCGTTGGGTGGGGTTGGCTTACGGCCTCTTACGAGGTTCGTAGGAGCGGATGACATTGATGACTGTAAGGTCGTCACTGTGCATGGCCTAAAAGAAGATGATGCCCGTGCTCTCAAAGCATTGGAGTCTCCCTTTTACACAGGCGTTCGTCCCTCTAAAGTACCAAACTCACAGCCGATCCTGTGTAGATCAGTCTGGTCCTCTCGCGTCGGTTTAACCCGACGTTCACACATGAAGCTCTTGCCACATACCGAAGGATTCCTAGATGTGGCTACCTTCTTCCTTCTTCCTCGACTTGTGATGTTGCAGAAACCTGTTTCAACAGAAAGGCTGCGACAAAACGAGCGAGCTTGGACCTCTGCTAGGGCGATCGCTAAGTATTTCGAAGAACTTGGCGGTGTCTCTTGGTAGAAGATCCTGGAAGTAAAACCTAAACTTGTGTCGTAAAGATTCTCTCCCGGATGGGTTTACGCGCGCCTCGCGGCGGCGGAGATAAGCGAGCATGGTTTGATTTCCAGTCTCGGTGATCCGGTCACTGATGTGCTTTGTACCGG